ATTGTAAGCGGTCCAGTAAATGCTTTAGTAGGAGAATATCCAGGTGCTAAGTCTAACCCAGAGGTTATTGCGCCATTAAACAAACTTAAAAATATTATAGGCGAACAAGGCGGAGCAGGCAATAATATGAATGTTTCCGGCGAGTTTGTTGTTAGGGGTCAAGATTTAGTAGTAGCTTTGCAAAGAGCAGATAAAACAAGGTCCAGAATAAAATAAAATTATGGCATACGGAACGAAATACCGTTTGGATTTTTCCGATACGGAAGGGAATAAAAGGCGTTTAGATATTTTACAAAAAAACTATAACGGTTTTATTTACCCTTTAATAGGTACTGGTTCGCCTATTTCTATAAAATGGGAACAAGACAATGATTTTTACGACCCTATTATAGCTTCCAACTGCGAGATTAATTTAATACAAACTGATTCTGTTACCTACGACGAATTTTACGATTTTGACGAACGCGAGTTTTTAGTTAAGTTGTATTATTCAGAAACACGAGTTCCATATTGGGAAGACCAAAGCGAAAATTGGGAGGCTGCAAGTCAAACTTGGAATTTATTAGGCCAAGGTTACAACCCTGCCGACGAATGGCAAAATACAAATATTGTTTGGGACGCTAATAGTGGAGTTTGGGAAGGCGGTAACATTATAGAAAATTATAAAATATTTTGGCAAGGTTTTTTAATACAGGACACATACCAGCAGAGGTTATCTGCGGCGCCTTTTAACGTATCTTTTAAGGCAGTAGATGGTTTAGGGTTACTAAAGGGAATTGAGTTCCCTATTGCGCCTAATAACGAGGTTACGCTTTGGGAATGTTTACACAAGTCTTTAAATGAAACAGGTTTTGAAGCAGATATTTATGTAAAAACAAACATAAAAGAAGAAAACGCTGCTGCAATAACTAATGTATTTGAGGACGTTATTATAAATAGTAGCAGTTATAGCGACCAAAACACTTATAAATTTAATACGTCGCAGGTTCTAACTTCAATTTTAACGGGTTTTAACTGCCGTATATTTCAAGCGCAAGCTAGTTGGGTTATAATTAATAATGCTGACATTACAGACCCTGCGTCTATATTATACAAACGATATAATTATTTAGGTATTTTAGCAGGCAACAATGTACTAGGTCAAATTGTATTTATACCAAACGATGCTTTGCCTATTGGCGATGACCTTTTAAAAGAAACTAGCGGTGGTGTTATTGAGGTTTTAAACACTGTTAATTTAGATAGGCAACTTAACTATATTCCAAATGGTAATTTTGAAGATGATTTTACAGATTGGGAATACGATAGTAATTTTGTAAGTTTAGAAACCAATGCAATAAAAGGCTATAAGTCTGCAAAAATAACAGGTACGGTTACAAGTTTTGAGTTTGTACTTTCTAACACTTTTTTAATTAAAGCGCAAAGCAGCGAAGAAGATACGACTAAATTTAATTTTAGTTTTGAAACGCAAATGCAAAACGGTGGTTTTCAAGGCACAATAGCAAAGTATGCTATACCGTTTAGAATTACCGTAAGATTTAGGGAATACTTAAATGGAGCATACACAGGAAATTACCAAACGTTTTATTATAATCAAACAGATAACCTTTGGGTAAATTCGTCTTTTGTAAACTTTTATATTTATAGCGGACGCGGCGAATGGCTAACTTATAACAAACAAATTACTTACAACTGCCCCAGTGTAAGCGAAAATTATTTGCCGTATGATATTAAATTTGAATTTAGTAAGCCTATAATACAAGCTGGAGGCACGCACGTTGCTATGTTTATTAGTGGGGTGCAAATGAATTGGGAAACATTATTTTATTTAGATGCGCCAGATTCTGAAATCGAAACATTGTCTTTTAATACAGAAAATTTACAAACTAGCAACTCACAAACAACAAGTAAAAAGCTAACTAATAAATTAGAATATAAAGATATTTACCAGGGTAGCACATTTAACCGTTTTCAAAAGGGCTATATGGCGCCTATTGATTCACAGTTTAAAGGTTATATAACTAAATTTTTAAGAAGCGGCGATACATTTCCTAGATTTATTGAAGATTTAACTGCTCAACAACGCATAAACGATAACAGGCTTAAAATGCAACGTTATGAGGGTAGTTTAAAGAAAGTAGATTCTCAATTTCCAATACAACTTTTCGATAGGTTGTATATTGACTTTAATACTTTTACAGAAAGCAAACTATTAGTTATTGATACATTAGAATATAATGTAAAACAAAACATATATAGTTTTAATTCTCACATTGGCGACCAATCAACGGACGTTGATACATTATTTAATAGTAGTCAAATTTCATATCCAACCGTTGTAGATACATACAATTATTACATAGTTAGAGGTTGCCCAGATACTTTTTATGAGAACCTAGATATGTGGATTAGAACAACTAGCGTATTGCCAAATACAAGCGGTAACCCTAGCACGGCTAGTTCTATAAGCTGGAATGGTCAAAGTTTTTATGCTTACAATGTAGGCGATTTAAATGATTGGACTACTGGCGCGGACTTAAATTCTATAACCTACACAGGTTCAGTAGGAGTTGGTTGCCCAGTCGCACCTACACCAGTGCCGGTAGCACCTACACCTACACCAACACCTACCCCAGTTCCGGCGCCTATACCTTCGCCTGTTCCTACGGCGCCTACGCCAACACCTGTACCTGCTCCAGTACCAACGGCACCTACACCTACGCCAACCCCTACACCAGTACCGTCGCCAGTACCGGCTCCAGTTCCTACTGCACCAACACCTGTGCCTACTGCGCCGACACCTGTACCTACTACGCCTACACCAGTGCCTACTGCGCCTACGCCAGTGCCAACCGCACCGACGCCGGTTCCAACGGCTCCGACACCAATACCAGTAGCACCAACTCCGGTTCCAGTAGCACCAACTCCGGTTCCAACGGCTCCAACGCCCGTTCCTACTGCGCCAACGCCAGTACCGGCTCCAGTACCAACGGCGCCAACTCCGGTACCAGTAGACCCTTACAACTATTACTTTATGAACAGATGCGCAGCGTCTATTGATAGGGTTGTAAGAACAACGTCTACATATATAGTTAGTGCTAATAAAGAAGCGGCGACTTCAATTAGTATATTTGGTTCTTGTTACTATGCTGAAAATGGCGCAACTAAAGCACAATACGACGCAAATGCAGGGGACGAAAATTCTATTGACGTAACAGGTTACCCATTAAATAACGGTTGTAGTGAATGCGAAGGCCCTGCACCTACGCCAGTACCTGTACCAGTACCAGCGCCTACACCAACACCAGTAGCACCAACTCCGGTTCCGGTTGCACCGACGCCAGTACCTACTGCGCCAACTCCTACGCCAACGCCGGTACCTACCGCGCCTACGCCAGTTCCTACTGCGCCAACACCGGTTCCAGTTGCACCTACGCCTACTCCAACGCCTACACCGCCAGTTTCTGTTACGCAGGGTGGTATAACGGCTAGTGAAACAAATGGTTCGACAACAGATAACCAATGTTTTGAGTTCTTAGCGTTTACCGCTTATTATGAAGGCGATTTTGAAACACAAGCCACTAAGTTAGATGGTAGATGGTTTGTAGATTCTAACGGTACTAACCCATTTGATGGAGATTTTAAATGGTATGGAGTTGGTACAACGTCAGATTTTGCAGCAACTTATCAAGTTCAAATAAGTAACGGCGGTATTGTAGTAGCGCAAAGAAACGCTTGTTAAAATAAATATATTATGGTAAAAGAAATAAAGGGATTTCTTAGCAAAAAAGAGTGCCAGGCCTTAGTCGAAATGATTGAGGCCAACAACGTACGTTCTAGCGTTGTAGTTGGCGGAACAGACAGAAGCGGAGTTTCAGAAACACGAACTTCTAGCACTTCTAATTTATCGCCTAACGACGAAACGGTAAAATTTATACACCAAAAAATAGCCGACAATTTAGGTTTGGATATTAAAAAAGGCGAAGATTTACAAGGTCAAAAATACCAAGTAGGTCAATACTTTAAAGAACATAACGACTATTTTATTGGCGATGCTTACGACAAACATTGTTTGTCTAGTGGCAACCGTACGTTTACCTTTATGATTTATTTAAACGACGATTTTGATGGTGGCGGTACCAGCTTTCCTAAATTGGGAAAAATAATAAAGCCAGAATTAGGTAAGGCAGTAGTTTGGCAAAACACAATTAACGGCGAACCGCAGCCAGAAACAATGCACGAAGGTACCACAATAACAAAAGGAATTAAATATATAATAACTTCTTGGTGGCGCGAAAACGATTGGAATGGCGCCGAAGACGCTAATTTATTTGAAAAATTAAATAAACCAAAAGTGTACACTAGCAAAGAACAAATACCTAAATTAACAGAAAAAGGTTTTAAAATCGTTAAAGTCCCAGCAGAATCCTGGGGATTAATAAAAGACGCATACGAGATTTTAAAAAACAAAAAAACAGAAGAAGTTTTTGAGGGTAAAGAAAACGTAATAATAGGCGGCGGCAGCGATATATATTCCTTTGAGCATTTGACTAGCATAAGGTCATTAATACACAAACAATTACAGCCTATACACGAAGAATTTTGCGGCGCTAAAATAGAACCTTCTTTTATTTATGGCATTAGGTCTTATAAAAAAGGCGCCACTTTAATAAAGCACGTTGATAGAGTTGAAACGCACCATATTAGCAGCATTATAATAGTGGATAAAGATTTGCGTTGCGGTTGTTCGCATAAAGAATTTGGCGAAGATTGGCCGCTAGATATACAAGACCATAACGGAGAATGGCATAAAGTATATGCAGAACCAGGCGAAATGATTTTATACGAAAGCGCTATATGCGAACACGGCAGAACCGAACCGTTCCAAGGAGAAAGTTTTAATAATTTTTACGTTCATTATAAGCTAATATGATTTCAATACCTTGCGCAGTAGCCAACGAATATTTTAGGCGACAAATTAGTTTTTTTCAATACCAGCATTTAAAAGTGTATGGCGACGACGCTAAAAACAAAGCGATTATACCAATAGTAAAACGCAATAATAAGCAGGAGCCTATACAAGACGATGTAAATTGGAATTTAAAACTGCCTTACAAAATGGTAGATAGCATTTTGGATATGTACGATTTGCAACGAGATATTTATATTCCTACAAATGTATTTACCGCCGCTAGAAAAATAATACAAGATTTGCCAGACGATGAAGTTGTTGAAATTATAGACGCTGATTTAGTACATTTAAAAAAGTACAATGGATATATTCCTAAATTTGACGAAGTAGTTGCAGACGCTATTTATAATGATTGGCATTTGCATATAACAAAGCCGACAAGCGCAAATAGCGGCATTATAAAGAAGTATTTAAAGCACGACGATTATAATTATATGAACGGCGGATTTAATGTAATAGCGCGCGTTAAAACGCTCAAAAAGATTATAAACGAAATAATCGAAACGAGTATTGAAATAGGAACAGAGCAAAACGGAAATAATCATAGTTGGTGGCAAGCGATGTACGGTTTAAATATTGCGTGCCACAACAATAAAATTAAAATGGTCGATACGCACAACTGCTATTATCCAAACGTAAACAATTTGGAAAGCTGGCACCATATTGCGCACTACAGTTGCGACCCTATTTTTGACAAAAGAAATATGGGCCAAATAGATGTTAGCAAATTTCCAGATAATGAATTTTATAAAGCTGCAAAAGAATGGTTAGAGACATATAATTTTTAAGATTCCCTTTTTTGTTTCTTTGCTAGGGGTGGTAATTTTCGGATTGCTGCCCCTTTTTTTATGTAAAATATTTTTTTAATTAAAAGATAATTTTTATTTTTGTATAAATTATTTATATATGGATATACGACAACAATTAAAACAAAAGAAGCTATTAAAACGCGATGTATGCGCGCATTTAGGTTGCACGATGCCAACGCTAAAGAGCAAATTAGACGAACCGACTAGGCTAACTATTTCAGATATTAGGGCGCTTAGGGAGTTAGGTATAGAAATAGAAGTTTAACCATTAACAATTTATTATGAAAGCAGTAAACATTAAAGGGAACAATTACATTACCGTAAATGAACGGTTAAAACATTTTAGGTCAGAGGACGTATTTACTAATTGGGGTATTATAGAAACTATTGAGAAGCTAAACGATAAGGAAGGCGTTTTTAAGGTAACTATAACAGACGGCGAAGGTAACGTTGTTGTAACTGCACACGCCCAGGAGTACCGAGATAGTAGCTATATAAACAAAACCAGCTTTTTAGAGAACGGTTTTACAAGCGCTTTAGGGCGAGCGTTGGGTTATTTGGGCATAGGTATTGACACTTCTATTGCAAGCGCAGAGGAAGTGGGTAATGCGGTGCAAAACCAAAACAAAGAAGCAGATAATAGACCTTGGCTTACCGATAGTCAATTACAATCTACATTAAAAGGTACTAAAGAGCAGGCATATAAAGTTGTTGGCGCCTTTAAAATGAAAAAAGAATACCGCGCACAGATAAAAGATAAATTTAGTATATAATGCAAACCACTACGATTGAAAATATAGAAGTTATATACGAAAGCAATACTTGCGCTAAAATAGAAATAAAAGGTACACCAGATGCTATTTGCGAGGTGCTACAAAAATTAAACGATAATCAAATTAAATTAAAACAGTAACAATTATGGAAAACAAAGAAATCATTTACGCAGGAAGCGGTAAAACAGTAAGCGGTCAGTATGGCGAATTTTTTAAGGTAACGGTTTGCCTTAGCGATTTACCAAAGGAACACATATTTGAGTACAACGGTAAAAAATATGTTAAGCTAGATATTTCAAAGAAAAAAGAAGCAGACCAGTACGGTAAGAATGTAAAGGTTCAAGTGGACACTTGGAAGCCAGAACCTAAAACTGCTAATTTTGAAGCAGCGCCAGCAACAGTAGAAGTTGATGACGATTTACCATTTTAAGGGAAACAACTAACCTAAACCAAAAGGCGGTCTATAATGGGCCGCTTTTTTTTATTTAAAATATTTTTTTAAAAATGCTTGGTAATTAAAAGTATTTTTTTAATTTAGCAGTATTAAACTATTTATTATGAAAAAATTTAAAACACTAGAAACAGGATTGGTTTATTACGAGCGCCAAACTAAGCACGGCATTAGAGTTGAAATACTAACGCCACAAGAAGCAGAAAACTACGCAAATAGAGGCTGGTTTATTAAGTTACTACAAAAATTTAATTTGATATGAGCAATAAAATAATTACTAAAATAGAGACCAACGAGGTTTACCATAGCAGCGATGCAATAAGTGCAAGTGGGTTAAAAGCAATACACAAAAAAAGCGTTTACCACTACATTAATAAAAAGCCATTTACTAGCAGTAGTATGCAGTTAGGTACGGCGGTACATACTGCGGTTTTAGAACCAGAGCAGTTTTATAATGATTATTATATAATGCCAAAGGTTGACGGCAGAACTAAAGAGGGTAAAGCTGAAAAGGCTAAGCACGAAAAATTATCTAATGGCAAAGATGTTATTGACCAGCAAACCTATGACGATATACTAGCTATACAAAACAATTTTAAACAAAACGAGCAAGCGGTATATTATACTAAAGGCGATATTGAACTATCACATTATACAGAGTTTGAGGGCGTACCTGTAAGGGTTAGACCGGATTGCGTAAATAAGATGTTAGGTTTTATTTCAGACCCTAAAACGTGCCAGGACAATAGCCCTAGAGCGTTTAAAAACGATGTATATAAATACGCCTACCATTTACAAGCGGCGTTTTATAGCGATATGTTAGGCATTGACCCAAAGGAATTTGTATTTATAGCTATTGAAACTAACTATCCATTTTCAGTAGAATGTTATACGCTTAGTGAAAAAATGATAGACGAGGGTCGCAGCGCTTATTTAAACGCGATTAGAGACTGGAAGTTTTATTTAGAAACTGGTATTCCAACAGGATATAAAGGCTATGAAAGAAACGATAAAGGAATAATAATATTATAGGGATGACTAAAAGAGAACTTACTTTGCAAAATGCTGCCTATGATTACCATTTTAGTAGTTTGACAATAGAGGAAATAGCTAAAAAATATAGTATTGCTTACAGTACTGTATCTTTAGCTAAAAATAAATATCTTATTGAATGGTTTAAAGACGATATTCCAAAACACAATTACATAAAAGATTGTGTTGTTTTAATTAATGAAGTTGAACTTGAAAGGGCAATTTTTTTATTTAAGGAATATAACATAAAATATTCATTGCCAATAAATGCTGATATTGAAATTCAATTTGAAAGCAAATTGTAGTAACTTTGTAAAATGGCAAAGTATAATCCGTATATGCGGTATTTAGGCCCAGAAGACCATTTACAAAGGGCAGTATTAAATTATATAGGTCTTGAATACCCAAAGGCATTAGTAACGCACCCGGCTAATGAAGGTAAGCGTTCGCCGTTTGAGCGTTTTAAATTAAAATATTTAGGTGTAACAAGTGGCATACCAGATATACTAATTTTTACGCCTAGCGGTCAGTATAATGGATTAGCGATTGAATTAAAAGCTGGATATAATAAACCAAGTCTTAACCAAAAGAAGTGGCTCAAAGATTTAGAAAGTTGTAATTGGTTTACTGTTTGGCTTAACGATTTTGATAAGTGCAAAATAGTAATTGACCAATATTTTAACAACGGATTATGAGATACATTTTTATTTATTATAATGAAGATACCCAAAAGATGCGATGCAGGTATAAAGAAGTTACTGGCGCCGCAGACGGTTTCGAGTTAGCTGGAACTATAACAGAGGTTGAAAGGGACTTACTTATAGAAATACTTTTTGAGCGCTATGGAGATGGCCACATTAGTTTAAAAAACTTTTTACGGTATTATGCAGAACTGAAAACATTTTGCCAAAAAATGAAAATGATACTGGAATAATTATTTATATTTGTACTTTAACTTAGTTATGCGGAACCGAGTTAAAAAAGGAAAACATTTAAAGCAAGGGTAGTAAGCGCCGCATCGCCGAACCCCCTGCTTTTTTATTTTATGAAAACTGGAATAATAAAAAAACCTAAAGATTTTACAAACTTTACGGTTGTACCAAATCCAATTTTAAGAGACAACAATTTATCAATGGGCGCCGTTGGTTTATATTGTTTTTTATTTTCTCACACTTCCGAATTTAGTATTTCAATAGAGTTTATTATTGGCGCTTTTAAAGAAGGCAAAGCGTCCGTAAAATCAAAAATTAAAGAGTTGGAAAACGCTGGTTATTTAATACGCGAAAGGGTAAAAGGAGACAAAGGTTTGTTTATTGGTTATAACTACGAATTGGTTTTAGAACCGGCAGACCAATTATCCGGCGGTGGATTATCCGGCGGCACAGTTTACGTGCAGCCCGAAAACCGGCCGCACACAAATCGGCTACAAAGTAATACTAATAATAATATTATTGATAGTAAAGAAATACTAAAAGAAAGAAATACTACCGCACAACCTAAAAAGGTTGATGCGTCGCCTAAATTTTCTGATTTAGTTGAAAGCGCCTACCCAAATTTCATAAAACTATTTGAAGGCGAAAACACACTACCCAAAAATAAGAGCCAGGAAACAACTTGGAAAAATGCTTTAAAATGGTTTGAAAAAAACGATTACGATTTAAGGCGTATTTATGCTGCGGTAAAATGGGCCAGAGAGGATGCGTTTTGGAGACCCAATGTATTATCGTTACCGGCGCTAAAAAATGTACGCAATAGTGTACGCAAAATAGATAACATAATGGCAAAGTATAATGCAGTAGAAGCGGAGTTAAAAAAGCCAGCTGCAATGACTAAAATAAAAAACGTAAAACAATGGCATTACGGTAAAAATAAAATTGGCGAAATGGAACTTGTTGCTGAATTAAACGACGGCAGTTATTTAAACCAATTTATATTAAAACAAAACGCAATGCTTACGCCGCAGGATTTTGAACTAATAATAAAATATATAACAGATGAAAGGAAAATGTAGAAATTGTACGCCGCTTACAAACGATAGCATAGTAAATAACGTTCTAGAAGCATTTATAAGCCGTTCTAACGTAGGAACGCAAAAATATGGGGTAACACTAGACAGAGAAGATTTAACGCCCTTAGAATGGCTTAAACACGCCCAAGAGGAAGCAATGGATTTTGTTTTGTATTTGGAAAAGCTAAAAAAAATACTTGCTGATTTAAAATAAATTTTTAATTTAGCCATTAACTAAACGAATTATTATGTACCAAGCTGAATTTTTAGAATTAGGTATTTCACTTAAAGGGCGCCAATCTGGGGAACTTAAAACGAAATGCCCACAATGCCACCAAACGCGAAAAAACAAAAACGACGATAGCCTTAGCGTAAATATTGAAAAAGGGTTTTACAACTGCCATAACTGCGGTTGGTCTGGGTCTGTTAGATTTAAACCTAAAAAAGAATATATAAAACCGCCTGTAATTGAATTAAAACTTAGCGATAAAATAGTTCAATGGTTTAAAGGCAGAGGAATAAGCGAGGCTACACTTGCGCATTGGAAAATAGGCGAAAGCGAAACATTTATACCGCAGATTAAAAAAAACCGCTCAACAATAAATTTTAATTATTACCGAAACAATACACTAGTAAATATTAAATACAGAGATGCCGAAAAGAATTTTAAAATGGTATCTGGGGCCGAACTTATATTTTATGGCTTAGATAATATTACCGAACTACAAAAGGTTTATATAGTTGAGGGCGAAATGGACGCGCTAAGTTTACACGAGGCAGGTATATATTCTGTTTGTTCAGTACCAAATGGAGCCAGTAAAGGTAACCAACGCTTAGAATATTTAGATAACTGTTGGAAATATTTTGAGGACAAAGACGAAATAATAATTTGCACAGATAACGACGACGCCGGTTTGCAGCTTAGAAACGAACTTGCAAGAAGGTTTGGGCAGTACCGCTGCAAATATGTAGATTTTGGACAGTATAAAGACGCTAACGAGGTTTTAGTAAGTAAAGGCGCAGAGGACTTGCGCAATATTGTAAAGCAAGCCAAAAACTTTCCATTAGAAGGCGTTTTAAATGTTTCAGATATATGGGACGACGTGCTAAGGTATAACGAAAATGGCATAGTAAATTATAGCGTTGAGTTAGGTATAAGCGACGAATATTATAAAATGGCTATGGGAGAATGGACGGTAGTAACTGGAATACCAAATAGCGGTAAGTCTGATATTATAGACCAGATATGCGTAAACCTTGCAATGAAATACGATTTTAGGGTTGCTATGTTTAGCCCAGAAAGCTGGCCATACGAGGGGCATATAAAGCGTATAGCAAATAAACTAAATGAAAAAAACTGCGATAGCGAAGCGCTAAACAAAACAAAAGATTTTATTGAGGAACATTTTTACTGGGTTAAAATTGACCTAAAAAACCTAACGCTAGAGGCAATACTAAACCATTTCAAAGACCTTGTATTTCAAAAAGGTGTAAACGTTTGTGTTATTGACCCCTGGAATATGCTAGACCATAGCGCGCAAAGAGACCACAGTTATATTGGAAAAGCACTTTCGCAAATAACACAATTTTGCCAGCAAACAAATACGCACTTATATTTAGTGGCGCACCCTAGAAAAATTGAAAGCGATAATGGTAAGTATAAAAAGCCAACGTTATATGATATAAGCGGCTCTGCGGACTTTTTTAATAAATCATACAATGGTATGATATGCTTTAGAAATATTGGCAATAGGACTAATTACGGAAGCGATAGCGTTGAGGTTTACGTTGAAAAAGTAAAGCGTAAAGAAAATGGGCAGCTCGGTAGTTTTAACATAGCGCCAGACTTTAAAAATGGCGGTGTATATAGAGGTTTAAATCTTGGAGATATGAAATTTGACCCCCCTGTTTTTAAGCCTGCACCAGTACCTAAAATAGAAGATAAAAAAGATGTAATACCTTTTTAATGGCAAAACGTAAAAACATAAAACAGTACGTACCAACAGAAGCGCAAACAAATGCTAAAATATGGTGCATAAGAAATAATATAAAAATTATGCCAGAGCCTACGTTTAGAGGCATATATTTAATATTAGACGTTATGGGTACAATAACAAAATCGCCAGACTATTATACAAACCAAACCGTTAATGCAAAGATTTTTGAAATTTATGAGTACCTTTACAAAAAATATTTTTAATATGGGAACTTTTCAAATTACTTTTTTTCCAATTTTTGGTTTGGTATTAGGCTTAAATTACGCAAGTGGCAAATACGAAGCGTTTGAGATGCAAGAAGATGAACGTATGGTGCAAATAATGTTTTTAGTATTTGGCGTTTCCATATTATGGTTAAAAGAAAATGAATGAAATCACTTATAAGAAATAGCAACCAGGCAAAGCAAGGTTTAGATTTTACTGGCGTTGAGAACGGTAAAATACACCCAAGCGATATTGACGCCGTTTTAGAGTTTGACAACGAGGCGCTAATATTAATGGAAGTTAAAAGGGAAGGCAGTAAGTTACCAACTGGCCAAAGGTTGTTATTAGAACGCATAGCAGATAGCTGGCATACTAAAAAATCAATAGTTTTATTTATAACGCATAATTACAAAAACGATAGTAAAGATATACCTTTGCGAGAATGTAAGGTTGAGGCAGCATATTACATAGGACAATGGAATAGCACGGCACCAGAACCACTTATTGACGTTTTAAATAAAATTGGTAAAAACTGGCAATTAGATAAATTAAGTATATGAAACAAAAGGTAAACATTAAAGAGGTAAAACCAAACGAAAAAAACCCAAGGTATATACGCGACCCTAAGTTTAATAAACTTGTAAAATCAATACAGGCGTTTCCAGAAATGTTAGAAAAACGACCTATTGTAGTTGATGAACAGATGGTTGTTTTAGGCGGTAATATGCGTTTAAAGGCTTGCGAAAAAGCTGGGCTAACAGAAGTTTGGATTGATGTAGCAGAAGGCTGGACGCAAGAGCAAAAGAACGAATTTATAATAAAGGATAACGTAGGTTTTGGAGAATGGGACTGGGAACTTATAGCTAACGAATGGAATACAGAGCAGTTGCAAGATTGGGCTTTAGATATGCCAGGGTTTGATGTAAGCGATGAAGATTTAAGTGATGAATTTAGTTTGCCAGAAGGCGATAAAGAACCTTTTCAACAACAAACTTATACTTTAGCAGATGAGCAGGCTACTATTATAAAAAATGCAATAGCAGATATTAAAAAAACAGATGCTTTTAAGTACGTTGAAACGTATGGAAATGAAAACGGAAATGGTAATGCGCTTTATTTAATAGTTACAGAATGGATGGCAACAAACAATTAAAAAATGTAAAAGTAAAAATCATTAATAGTAAAATAGCTAAAGAATATACTATTAAACATCATTATATGAAAACATTTCCAAACCCAAAAGTATGTTTTGGTGTTTTCTATTTAGGTAAATTATATGGCGTAATAACATTTGGATATTCAACTGCAACTAAAGAAAAAATAAAAAAATACATACCCAATATAAAAGATGGCGAATATATTGAAATGCAGCGTATGAATATACACGACATTTTAGGCTTTAACTCTGAAAGTTTTGTATTAGGAAAGATATATGAACTGTTTAAAAAAAACACTAAAATAAAAGTTTTAGTAACACACGCTGGCGGTTGTAAAAACGATTGCGGTATAATTTATCAAAGCAGTTCCTGGTTGTATTTTGGAAAAGATGATTGTAATGATTTTTATTTAACAAAAAACAACGAATACAAAAATATTATTGCTCCAATGAGATTTGGTAGAGTGCCAAAAGAAATAAAAGGTGGGCAAAATATTGGAGAATATTTATTTGGAGAAGGACAAATAATTAAATCATATAGATACCTATATTTATATCCTTTACAAAAAGGTTTAAGAAAATTTTTAGAGAAAAAAAGTTTAAAATATCCAAAAGATAGTAGTATCTTTCGTAAAAATCAAAAATGGGTAGTAAAAGGGGTAGACCAATAGGGGTTTAATAGGAGGTTCAAACCCTCCCTACTCCACTAATTATATGGGGCGAGTAAAAGAAATATTAGTCAAAGTTATACCTAGTAAAATAGCTAATCAGTTTGTTAAAAAAAACCATTATAGCGGAAAGGTTGTACCTAATAGCACTTTGCATTTTGGTTGTTTTTTAGATAATAAATTACACGGCGTTATGTCGTATGGCCCAAGTATAAATAAAAAAGGCACAATTAATTTAGTAAAAAATACAGGTTGGAATGAATTTATAGAACTTAATAGAATGGCTTTTGATGATTATTTGCCAAAATATTCTGAAAGTAGATGTATTGCAATAAGTATTAAATTAATTAAAAAAAATGCACCGCAAATAAAATGGATTATTAGTTTTGCGGACGGTACGCAATGCGGCGATGGTACAATTTATAGAGCTAGTGGTTTTAAGTTAGTTGGTATTGTAGATAATACTGCTTTAAGAATTAATCCTAAAACAGGGGAAGCAATACACGTCATACAGGCGCATCATTTAAAAATTAGCAGCGAATTTAGAAATTGGAAACCTTTTGAAGGTAAACAGTTAAAATATATTTATTTAATAGATAAAAATTGCGATATAAATGCAGATATATTACCATTTAGCGAAATTGATAAACAAGGGGCTGGTATGTATAAAGGAAAAAAAATAACTTTACAGGATAGGCGTAATTAGTGTACTGGTAGCACATCTGACAACCAGTTAGAAGGAGGGGTTCGATTCCACCATTACGCTCTAAAGGTAGATTTAATAGTCTACCTTTTTTTATTTAAAATTTTGGTAAATTAAAAATTTTTTTTAAATTAGCATCATATTAATAAAACAAATATGACAACACAATTTCAAAATTTAGGTTTTTTCTTAGAATATTTAGTAAATGGTAAATATGTCGGTTCAGTTATTATTAGCGAACCAGATAGAGAAGAAATAGGGTATTACGGTAGAATAGATGCAATAGCTGAAGAAGATATTGTTTTTAAAAATAAAAAACGTATTAAAAAAGGACAAAGTTATTATACAAGAATGTACCCTTTATGTGGGCAAAAAAAATAAATTAAATTATTAACTAAAACTATTTATTATGCAAAATTTAGATTTATCAAAGTTAGGTTCAAGTGATTTATTAAGCTTAGAAATTGTTATAAAAGAATACAATAACAATGCAAGAAACGAGGATATAATGGAAACAGGTTTTAATGCTGAAAGCGGATATGTTTACATAGCTTTAGAAAATGGCATTCAAATAGCTAGTAGTTTTGGTCAAGATGTTGAGTATATAATTTTTGACGTTGAAAACGGAAATGAACATTTTTTTGAAACTTACAACGAAGCTTTGGACAGACAATTTGAAATATGGGCTTAATATAATTACATAAAAACAAGGCGGTTATTAATTTAGCCGCTTTTTTTATTTAATTTTGTAAAATGAATAAGCAAAATGTTACACTTAAAAGGGCAATGTTAGAAGCCCTTGAAAAATCTTTAGGCGTAGTTACAACGGCGGCTAATATAGTGGGTATTACCAGGAAGACGCACTATGATTGGATGCAGAAAGACCCAAAGTATGCGCAAAGCGTTGCAGATATTGAAAACGTTACTTTAGACTTTGCTGAAAGCCAACTACATAAGCAAGTTAAAAGCGGCAACACTTCTGCCACTATTTTTTTATTAAAAACAAAAGGTAAAAAAAGAGGGTATATAGAACGCCAAGAAATTACACACCAAGGCGGTATTCCAATAACTAAAATATCAAACGAGGCAATAGAGCAAATAGACGAAATACTAGATAAAGAATACTAAAATGGGAAAATGGAAGCAGTTAGGGAGATTATTAAAGATAAATGTATTAATAGCTTACTATTCTTTACAAGATTTATTTTTAAAGAAAATACAGGCAATAGGTTTGAAGTGGCGCCATTTCATATCCAAATGGCCGAAACCCTTGAAAAGGTAAGTAAAGGCGAAATTAACCGCCTTATAATTAATATACCGCCTAGGTATGGTAAGACCGAGATTGCCGTTAAAATGTTTATGGCCTGGTCGCTTGCTAAAAACCCAGCTTCTAAATTTATACACTTATCCTATTCAGACGCCTTAGCATTAGATAATTCTAGCCAAACAAGGGACTATATTACTAGCGACGCTTATCAAAGCATTTGGCCTTTGCAACTTAAAAAAGATAGCCAAAGCCAAAAGAAGTGGTACACAACTGCTGGCGGTGGTGTTTATGCTACCGCTTCTGGGGGTGCTATAACTGGATTTGGTGCCGGTACTGGTGGGGCTATTATTATTGACGACCCTTTAAAGCCGGACGACGC